TACTCCGGAAACTCCTCGGCAATCATACAGATGCCAATGAAAAAGGAATCCACCAGAGTTTTCGACTTCTCTGATAGATTCCCATACTTTATATCCACCCTCCCGGGAGATATCTCATATTCAATTTTATCGTCTGTCAGGTCCTTTATGGACTTGATCAGTGTCTGTGCAAGTGCTGTTACACCGGCACAGACGATATCTGATCCGGAAACAGCATAATTTGCATGTCCGGATGTCTTTATTTCATCCTTGTGGACGGTTACTTCAATCAGTTTACATCACTCCTTTTTCTCCCCGGTCATTCCCCGCCGGAGGAAGATAGTTTGGATCACCGCCTTTCCTATTCTGCAAATTTCCAATCCTCTGCCAGCATATCAGCCTGAGACGCTAACCATCCCATCTGAACACCAGATGTTCCACAGAACGCAATAGCCATGTTTCCGATGGTATCATGCTCGCAATTTACAATATCACCATCTGCCGTTTTATATGAAATTCCGGCTGCAAGCTGGATGTACTGTCCCTTTCCATTCCAACCTTTACGTGCCACTTTCATTCCACGTTTCAGATATTTAATTGCTTCCCCAAATGAAAATGTAGCTTCTCCGCCCAGTTCCGGACAATTTTCTCCATCTGCCAGCACCCATTCATCAGAACAGATATTTCCAAACGTATAATCTGGAATCTGTGTCTCTCTGATATCCAGTTCTTCGCCATCTTTTGTGTGCATGATAATAGTCTGTTTCTCTTTTGACCAAAACCAATAACCGCCCCAAGATGGAAGTTTCACTTTGCTTCCCTGCTTCATTATTTTAAATGCTTTGTCAAATCTCATGTTCTTTTACCTCTTCCTTTCTTAAAAATGAGTACAAAAATACCACCAATCATTATGATCAGTGGCTTTTTAGTCTTCCCAATATGAATCTTCCATTTCTGGAAAATCTTCGTCCAATATGATTTCTACATCTTCTGGCAATGATTCTATATCTAAATCATCCGGGATTTCACTCATTTTAATTTTTTTCTCTTTATATATTTTATTCATAAGTTTCGTATCCATATTCCAACCCGTATCTTTCTGAGAAAGTCTTATTTACATCATGTCGATACATTTGATATCTCTCACGCTTTGTAATCTTTCTTTCATTATACAATCTTTGATATTTTAATTTCAAGGATTTCTCAATCTGTTTATACATTTCTTCCATGTATTGAATATCTTTCAGTTCTTCCGGCCATTTATCTGGTTTTCGTATGTAATAAGCCCCGTTAGAAACAGCAACTCTCAATTCTGAGATTGGCATCCTTTTTAAAAATTTCAAATCCGTAAAAGAAAACGATCCTCCAGATGGATGATTATGCGTTACAACGGCATTCTTTAATTTCGTATAATCTTTCAAAGAAATTCGAACACTTGACTCCCCACCTCGCTTTGACATTATAAACTTACCAGTTGCATCATATATTTCCATAGTCTCTTTGGTACGTTTACCTATACTTTGTTCTGATTTATGTAATTCACGCTTTGCTTCTTTTGCCCATTTATCGGTGGAATCACTTAACTTTAATTCTGCATTTCTTATTCTTTGACTATATTCTTCATAAGTAAGTCCATGCTCCTTATAACTATTCAGCCATTCCTCATACAGTTTACCATCCATATATGCTGCTGTGCTACAATGACAGT